TCCAGCTATCAGGTCGCTGACTACACTGACTTCACGGAGATCTCTCTGTTGCGTCAGGGTTGGCAGCAACGAGCTTTCGACATCTATGACGCTGAAGGCCACCTCTTCTACGCCACGAACTACGTAGGCTCGGCCTGCGCTCGTGTTCGTTTGGTCGGTGCAATTCAGCCGAAGACTCATGGTGAACTGGAAGAGCCACTGATCCTCAAGGACGGCCCGGTAGCTGATGCGATTGCAGGGATCGCATCGCCTACCGGTGGCCAGTCCGGCTTCCTGCGTCAGGTCGGCCGCAACATCTTCCTGACCGGTGAGTCGTGGGTCATCGCATCCACTGAGCAGTACCCTGACGGGTCGAGCGAGACCAACTGGGACGCCGTCTCGGTGGACGAGCTTGTTGCTGAAGGTGGTCAGCAGAAGCGCCGTCGTCTCCCTGGCCAGCAGCCAGAGAAGCTCCCGAAGGGCGCAGTGACGTTCCGCCTCTGGAAGGAGCACCCTCGCTACAGTCAATTGGCTGACGCTGGTACCCGCTCGTGCATTGAGTTGCTGGAGAAGATCATCATCCTGAACCGTGCTGAGAAGGCTGTGGCTCGTTCACAGCTTGCAGGTTCGGGCATCCTCGCACTTCCACAGGAACTGGTCCCGCCAGCTTGGCAGAACCAGGCATCTTCGGCCAACCCGATGGAGGCCAACCCGCTGTGGCAGGCGCTTGCTGAGTCGATGACTGCACCGCTGCGTGACGAGTCCGCACCATCAGCCGTCGTGCCGCTGTTGCTCGTTGGTCCAGGCGAGATCATCAAGAACATGAAGTACGAGCCACTGACTCGTACGTTCGATGCCGGTGCTGCGCAGAACTCGATTCGCATGGCCATCGAACAGATCGCCAACACGTTGGAGCTTCCAAAGGAGATCCTGCTCGGCACTGGCGAGGCAACCCACTGGACCGCTTGGTCGATCCGTGAGGATGTCTTCCAGGCGCACATCCAGCCGCTGATCGAGTTGATCTGCGCTGGTCTGACTCGCACGTTCCTGAAGCAGGCGCTGGCGAAGTTCAGTGATGCCGAATTGAAGGCCAACGGCATCAACGACCGCAACGACGTTGTCGTGTGGTACGACGCAAGCCAGTTGGTCATCCAGCCAGACAAGGGCGACAAGATGCTCGGTCTCCACGACCGCTTCATCGTCACCGACGACGCTGTGGCTCGTGAGCTTGGCGTTCCGGAAGAGGATCGTCTGAAGAGCGACAGCAAGGAGTACGCTCAGCGAGTCGGCGTCAAGATGGCCGACCCGAAGATGGCAATCACAGGCACACCGACAGAGCCTCCAGCACCAGCCGCAGGTGCGGCATCAGGTGGTGGTGGTCGCCCTTTACAGTAAGCCCTGGCAGGGGTAAGTCCCCCCAGGGTCCACGATCGGCACCGGCCAAGCTCCCGTCTGAGCGACGTGCCCGACGAGGTCTCCCACAAGACAGCGTGACAGCGTCCGCTGCCGGTCCGAAGAGCCTCGGTGAGTTCGACATCGAACAACTGCGCAAGTTCCGCAACATGGCAGAGCGTCACGTGCGCTCGGCCTCCGCACGAGCGCTCGCTGCATCAGCCGACCCGTCAGACTTCATCCCGGACGACTACCTGGCCGAGTTCGTGGACCTGGCTACTGGGTCGTGGGACGAAGGTCTGAGCCTGGTCACAGCGTTCTACGGTGACATGCCGGTGCCGATGTTCCAATCCGTGGTCGAGAAGGGGATCAAGAACGCCACCAGCTACTACGACGAACTGCTCCGTGCAGTGATCGAGAAGAACGTCTACGCCCGCAAGGAACCGATCTTCGGTGAGTTCATGGTGGGCAACGCCGTGCAGTACGGTGACGTTCGTCCTCTCCTTTCCCGTCTTGGTGGTGGGTCTGCTGAGCCGCAGGTCCAGTTGGCAGGTGGTATCACATCTGGTAACACGATGCGTGAGTGGCTCCGATCCAATGGAATCGACACGAACCAGAAGATCTGGCTCTACGGATATGACGATGAGCCACGCCGAACGTTCAACGGCCACCTCCAAATGGACGGTCTGGTCTTTGACTCGTGGGAAGACGACGGCCTGCTCATTTCCCCACAAGATGCTTGGTTGCGCCGTACGCACTATGCCCCAGGAGACCACTTCGGCTGTGCGTGTGTCGTTGCTCCGTACATCCCTAACTTCGGGGATGAGTACGAGCTAGAATTGCCGACCGTCTAAGCCCGACTTGACGATGCTCTAGCATTGTGCTATGGCTGACGAGAAGATTGTGCACACCTACGAGCCGGATGGCAAGCGCTCATTCGTGATGGTGATTGCCCGTGAAGGAGAGCAGACAGTTGACGGACGTGAGTTCGCCGCTGGCTCCATTGACTGGCGACCACTTCCGATTCCACTGATGATGATCCGTGAGAACGACCCGACTGGCCGTGGTGGACACAAGTCCTCCAGCGCTGTCGGTGCGATCTCCGAGATCTGGCGTGAAGACAACGAAGAGGGCTTCGGCACGATCTACGGCAAGGGATACTTCAGCACCGACGACGAAGGTGCGCTCGCTCAGCAGTTGATCTCCGAAGGCATCATCTCCGGTGTCTCTGCCGATGTCGGCGGTGCCGTGGTCGAAGAGCTTGAGGCAACCGACGAAGGTCTGCGCAAGAAGATCACTCGTGGCACGATCGTCGCCGTCACGGCGCTCCCGATCCCAGCTTTCGATGAGACGAAGATCAGCGTGGACCACGAGAACACGATGGTCGCATCTGCCGGTGCCGACTGGCACCCGGACGCTGATGCGTTCGCCAACCCGAACCTCACGGCACCGACACCGATCACCGTCACGGCTGACGGTCGCATCTTCGGCCACGCCGCTCTTTGGGGCACGTGCCACGTCGGCTACCGTGATCGCTGTGTCACGCCACCACGTTCGAAGAGCAACTACCAGTATTTCAACGTCGGCACCGTTCTGACGGCTGACAGCAAGCCGGTCAGTGTCGGCCGTTTGACTGCTGGTACGAACCACGCTGCCATTGAGTTCGGTGCTCAGCCTGCGAAGGATCACTACGACAACACTGGATTCGCTGCGGCGTACGTACACTCTGGTGAAGACGAGCACGGCATCTGGTTCGCTGGCACGGTCTCCCCGGCAGCGACACCAGAACAGATCGCTGTGCTCCGAGCTTCCTCGGTGTCCGGTGACTGGCGTCAGATCAACGGCGCTCTGGAACTGGTCGGCATTCTCGCCGTCAACACACCAGGCTTCCCGATCCCTCGTGCACGTGCTGGCCTCGTGGCCGGTGCTCAGGTCAGCTTGATCGCATCGGGTGTCTGCCCGTGCGAAGTGGATGATGGAGAGTCCGAAGTCTTCGAAGTCGAAGTTGTCGAGACGACCGAGACACCCGAAGAGCAGATGTCTGCCGAGCAGATCCGTGCCGAGTTGCTCCGAATGGACCTCGCTATGTGGGACGGCAAGAACAAGAAGAAGGGCAAGAAGAAGGACTGCGGTTGTGGTTGTGGTGGTCGGGGAGGCTGCAAGTAGCAAGTAGAGACACCGTGTAGTTGGACGAGAAGGTGGGGATTCATCCCCACCTTCTTTCCATTTCAGACCCAGTGTGTCAAATCACTTCTAGAGCACCCAGTACAGTTGTATTTATGAGCGATCAGGAAACATCTGAGGAAGTGGAAATCGACCTGGGTCTGTTGGACGACGAAGACCTGGCCGAGTTCGAAGCAGCCCTCGCTGCTGACTACGCAGCAAAGCGTGGCGACGGCAGCACACAGGAGCTTGGCGTCGATGAGCTTTCCGAACTGAAGGCCATCACCGACGCACTGGACGAAGTCCGTGCCGAGATGGACAAGCGAGTCGAGTTGTCGGAGTCCGACGACAAGGTCGCTGCTGTCCAGGGCGATGCGTTCCTCGCAAAGATCGCTGCTCGCAAGGCCGCTGCTGTCGCAGCCGCAGAAGCAGAAGCAGAGGCTGAGGCCGCTGCCGAAGCTGCCGCTGCCGAAGCTGCCGCTGACGCTCCAAAGGCCGACGCAGTTGTCGATGCTCCAAAGGCCGACGCTGCTGCTCCGACCATCGTCATCACGCCGAAGGATCTGAAGGGCGACACGAAGGAAGATGCGAAGGCATCGACCGGCATCGTCGCTGCTGCGGGTTCCCGTCGCTTCACCCCAGGCACCGAGCTTCCTGACCTTGCGTCCGTCGCTCAGTTGTTCGTGGAGCGTCGTCCAGAGGTTCGTGGCACCGACAAGGGAACTGATGGTTCCCGCTACCTGGTCGCATCCGTCCAGGGCAAGTTCGATGACGAGCGCACCCTCGGTGAAGACACCAGCAAGAACATGGCGAAGATCGAAGCTGTCACCAGCCC